AAACTGTGATGTGTGAGTGATTTAGACCAATTCGAGGGCATGACTGGAGCGAAGCGACCCTCTATTTATTACATACATTGGTTTTTCTACCCTATTCTAGACCATTCGCGGCCATGACTGGAGCGAAGCGACCACCTTTTCGAACCTAAGTCAATATTCTTACCTAACTATTATCATCCTTTAACATCAAATCAATACAATATGTCAATTACCCCCGAAAAGAAAGAGTTCCTCAAATACATCGCCGGTGGTCTCAGTACCCTCATGAACGGTTCAATGTTAGCTGAAGAGATTTACACCAGCTACCGCAATATTTCCGACGAGATGGTCGATCCTACTGAGTTGTACATCAATGATAACATTCTCTACGGGTCATCATTCTCTGAAAATAGGTTTTGCAAAGCCATGGAGACCATCGATAAGGGAACTCTCTGGGAACTTTTGACGTACTTCGACTCCCGAGACATGAATATCTCCCAAGTCTACATCGAGAGCTGCCTAGTCCCGAGTGACCTCCCCGAAGAACTCCAGAAGTTTACGGAATCCATCGACTATAAAGAGATACAGACATTTTCTGACTTCCTAGAACTCTAGATTTTAATAAAATATTACACTATTTACCCCATAACCTATTCGCGGCCATGACTGGAGCGAAGCGACACAAATATATTAGAATTTCATTAAAGAATCATTTTTCTAAAGGTTTTTAACACCCGTTAATCGTGTAACAATTCAAGTGTGTTCTTAAATAAATGTTTATCTTATATAAAAGATTTTTTATAAAAGTTACTAGTATATATTTCTTATATGCTATTATTTTCACGTGTATGATTGATTCAAACAAATATATGATTGATCTAAATTTTTTTACTGTGTTAATAATAATGGAACTCACATTTAAAGATACACTAATGTTTTATCAAACATCACTACGTAACGTAGGATTGTATACATCTATATCACTGGCTTTATTAGGTGTATCTAGATTTTATCGCGGAAAAGATGACTTTATTTATAACGCGTCATTTATACTTCTCAGTATGACCACCCTATTTTTGGCATTCTCAATATTAAAAAACTTAAATATTAACGTATCTACGTCAAAGGAAAATCTAAAGGATAAGAAACAACAGGCGATAATCAATGAATGGTTAGCAATCTCTAAAATATTACAATTTGTTTTAATAATTATTTCACTCTTCTCAGTCTATACGTTATATCGACAGATGTAAATACTCACTAATTTTCCTGTGTTTCAATCACAGTAAAAGAAGTATCGGATTCGTTGAGCTCGCGGTTCTCCATTTCATCTTCTAATAGTTTACGTAAACGTTCTGTAATATCTTCACTTTCGAAGGTTGCCTCGGGTAATTCAACGTCTAATACATCCCCGTGAGTCATACACAATGGACATGGTTCATTTGGGATGACACCAATTTCGTGTGTGTGCTCAGGTTGAATTTTTTTAGGCTTTACTTCTTTTTTTTCACGTTTTTTCTTTTCCTTCTTCTCTACACGTTGTCTAGTCTCTGAATGCATCTTACAAAATTTGGATTCAGTACACGCCCTGTTACGACATGGAACACCTTTACCTGTCACACCTTCACATATTACTCGTGTTTTCTCTTCACCTTTAAGTGAAGCAATCTCTTTACGGAGATTTTGAAGAGTACTCAAAATTTCGGTAAGGGTGGATTCTGATATAGACATTATCATAAATAAAATATTTTTTATAATACTTTGTACAACTTAGGTGTTTAACGTCGTTTCTTTCTCTTACGGCGTGTTTTTTTAGTCTTATTCATTGATGTAAATATAGAAACTGCTAAAAGAAACATTATAAGAATGGATCCACCAATAAACCAATATTTATACTTAGATAAAAATGAATCAGCCCCATTTAGTGGTCCTGGTTGCGCTGCTGTAGCATAAGGATCCATTTATATTATATCAATATTTTATTGTTGAATTGGCTTAACAGTTGGTTTTTTATCGGTAAGAGCTGGGTCGAATGATGTACCCTTTTTAGAATTTTTTATAACCTTCTTAGTAACTGGTGAACACCCTTTTGGGCATGTCTTATCCTTTTTATCCTTTTTATCCTTCTTAGTCTTCTTAGTCTTCTTAGTCTTCTTAGTCTTCTTACCAGTTTGAATCTTTCCATGATCATAAAAACTGAAACGCTTTTTTTTAAAGGCTATAGTGAGAAACAGTATAGCAACGATTACACCAATACTGTATAATATTTGACTACGATACTCAGTAAAAAAAGATTTATTCGAATTATTCGAATTAGAGTTTATTACAGGGGTTCTATTACCATTTAGTGGTCCTGGTTGTGCTGCTGTAGCATAAGGCTGCATTTATAATATGTCTAGATTTTTATCAGGGGTTAATTTGATAGAAACAAGGTATGTATTATATTTTATGGTTGAATGTATAATTATTCTTCGTCTTCAGAATCGGAATCAGAATCGGAATCACCCATGGGAAGGGGTTCACCGTCCATTCCCTCGTCTTCAGAGTCTGATTCATCATCACCGGCACCCTCACCTTCGAGAAACTCTACAAACTTGAGTTGTCCTGTTAAGTAGAGCACGAGAGTGGCAATACCAGCACCGAGAGCAATGTACATCATCAATTGTTGTGTATCTTTCTTCATTGTTAATTATACTACCTAACAACATTTTTTTTCGTGGGATATAATAAATGACACGCCCAATACATAATGTTCTTCTGGAATCAGTAATTATTGGCTTAATGAATGTAACAATCTTTTATATATTAAAAAACATTAAAGGACTAGATATATTCTGGATACTTTTCCTGGGTGGTGCACTTATTCATATCATATTTGAGTACACAGGTGGCAACAAATGGTGGTGTGAACAAACTTACAAGTTGTAGTAAGTAAACCTCAGGTAGTTCTGACGATCTCTATACCATGAAATCTCATCTTCTAAATTTCTCTTCAATTCCAGCACTTCGTTTTTTCTCTCATCGATGCGCTGGTTTTCGGCACTCTTGTAATCTTCATACGTCTTTCGCTCCCATTTCTTACTCATAAACAATTTACGCTCATGATCGCACCAATCAGTCATATCTGTGTTCTGTACTAAATTATCAAAAGTCCACTGATCTAATACGTATGTAGGGTTTTGCCAATACCAAACTCGCCTAATAGCGTCTTCCCTGACCTTTTTAGTAATGCGTTGAATAGGCTTAAGAATTCTTAGTGATCTGTCAGCAATCTTCATATCAGCAAGCAATTTACGAATAATCTCTTCATTCTGATCCATTTCAACACACCAATCTGGATCTTCTAAAATAATATCATGATTAGGTTCACTTTCAACACTATCCCCACGCTGAATCACCTGGAAAGGGAGTCGTCTATTATCCCTAACAGGGGGGTCATTGTTACGGGGGATCTGGTCGTGTACCATCTTTAAATTGTCACACATTTCCAAGTAGGTGCCTTCTGGGATCAACTTGGAAATGTCATCAAGACTTGTCATCAGGCTCTTTAAATTATCCATTTTGTTACATAATTTATGTATTCTTGAACTTCACTTACGTTTTATAATTCATAAAGCTTATCTTCCGCATCTTCTAGACTGTTCAAACGTCTCTCAATCGCTGCACGATACTTTTCCCTGAATTCATTTTCGATATAAATGTAACTCTTTGCCATACTCGTAACATCTTCGTCATTAAAACCTAATTCCTCTGGTGTATGATCATCTGGTATAAGATCATTCGCTAAACAATAGTGTTCAATAGCAAGTTTTTTTATGTTTCTCGTTTTTCGTTTTAAAGGGTCTGTCGTATTCAACTCCTTTCGTAAATAATCAATCTGACCACCTATAAAATCGATATCTAAATTTAAAGCTCGGTTATTATATAAATCGTAGAAATAATCGTATATTTGTCTCGTTGGTCCTATAAACGGTACATCGAATGTATCATAATCAAAGAAAAACTCGGGGTCTGAACGTTTACTGTATACACGCTTTAAGTGGTTACATATATCTAGATAGTCCCCCTCTGGTAATTTGTCAGAATGTTTGTCAATCAGTTGCATAACTTCCAACAAATCATCCATACTTATATATTCATACATTGTTTTGTCTAAGTCAGTTAAAATTATCTCCTGTAATGACATAATGTATAAAACTAGTTATGATAAATGTGAATGTCAAACTGGTATAGTACATATAGGATATGGAAACTTTCATAAAGCACATCAAGCCATGTATATAGATGATTATATGGAAAAAACAGGAGATCTTAGATGGGGGATTGTTGCTGTAAATCTTATAAATGAAGGATTTCGTGAAATAAGTGAATATATTGTAAAGACCCCCTCTCAATATAGGGTCGTTAGATCACATCTAGATTATATCGATTGGACAACAAATAGAACGGTAGCCAAAAATATGATCGCTTTACCAACTGTACATCTCATCACCATAACCGTAACCGAAAGTGGCTATACCCCAGGGTCACCCCTCTTCGAATATCTCGCCTGTGGTCTCCGTAATCGTAGAAACCCCATAACCATCATGTGCTGTGACAACATTCGTCAAAATGGTATAGTTCTCGAAACACAATTCTTAGCGTACCTCTATCACACAAATCAATACGAACTCGCGGATTGGGTTAAGGTTAATGTTAAGTTCCCATCATGTATGGTGGACCGTATCACACCCCGAACAACAGATACACTTCGACAGGAAATTGAAGATCTATTTCCTGGGTATGGGCGGACGGCTATACAAACCGAAGAATATACACAGTGGGTCATAGAAGATTCATTCGCATCAGAGTTTCCAGACCTAACAAAAGTTGGTGTAGTCATCACAAACGACGTAGAACCATATGAAGAAACCAAGATTCGGATTCTAAATGGTGGTCACACATCTCTCGCATATCTGGGTGCACTTTCGGGCTACAGTACGTTCGATCAGGTCATGAATGATGAAACACATCGTAAACATTTCAGGCGATTACAGGAAGATGAGATTGCCCCCTCAATTGATAGCGACTTACCGTTTGATATCTACGAGTATATAGACACTGTTGAAAAACGATTTTCAAGTGCCACAAATCTCGACGATCTCGATAGAATATGTATGGATGGGTTCACCAAGTTTCATACATTCGTGGTACCATCTTTACGAAAATGTCTCGAACAAGGGAAGAGACCCATACATATCTATAAAAGTATAGTGGCGTGGTACATTTATTCAAGAAAATTTGCGAAGGGGTGTAACCGGATTAGGTACAATGAACCAAATTGGATACTCCTTGAACCTCTTCTAAGAGATGGGGCTATAGATATGTTTACTTCAAATGAACGTCTTTGGGGAGATATTCCAAAAAAGTATATTTCATTTTCACGAGATTTAAAAACTATTATACTCTCACAAACGTATGAAAAAGAAATTGATCTATTAATGAATGATTAAAGTTAAAAAATTAAACTTCGTACTCTATAAGGATGGCCGGTAGATTTGATATAGTTACTACCGGTCTACAGGATGTGTATTTGACAGGTGATCCACAAATGTCCTATTTTCTCACTCGATTTAAAAGACATACTCAGTTCGCATTCGATGTGAATGAATGCCAATTTGATGGTATCGTAGATTATGGTGGAACCCTTAATTGTAAAATCCCACAATTTCGTGCAGACTTTATCAAAAATATGACAATTAAACTCACAAGGGACCCATTATCACCTTTCGGTAAATCATGGTGTCCATCATTCATGTCTCATCTCATAGAATTTGCGGAATTATATATAGGTGGGCGGTTAATAGAAAAAATCACAGGTGAATATATTTATCTTTATCAACAATTGAGAAATAATGATTTCGATACAAGACAAACACTGTATTTTTTAACAGGTCATGGTGACCTATTAGATTATTATGCTGGTGAATACACCTACTTCCTAGATTTACCATTCTACTTTTATAGGAATCCGGAATTATCTATCCCTATATGCGCATTATCTAAACAAAATGTAGAAGTTAAAATAAAACTAAGAAAATTTAATGAAGTTATATTAGATCCCTCATCTTATGGAGGTAAAATAAAACGTATTTCTCTCAATGTAGAAAATATTTATGTCACACCAGAAGAAAAATCGTTTTTTATGTCGAATGAAATTAATCATCTGATCACACAGTTACAGTTATCCCGATTTAAAATGAAAAACAATGAATCAAAAAGGGATGTACTCCTAAACTTACAAAATCCTATAAAAGAAATGTTTTTTGTTTCACAATCAAATGTATCAGTAAATAGTAATTTTTCAAATCAATACAATACAATTAAGAATGTAAAATTAAATATAAATAACGAAATACTTTTTAATAAAAATGGTAAAGAAGTGGGATACGACCATGTATTAGAAAAATATGTAAACTCCCCAATTGCGAGTGATTTCGGTGGACCGATCGAAATTGACCAACGGAAATTTGGACCTAATGTATTTGGTAATCATTCATTTGCCTTAAATCCTATGAGACTTGAACCATCTGGTCATATTAACATGTCCAGAATAGGATACAAATTATTAAGTATAGAAATTGAACCTCTATCAAATATTAACACGAATACACTCACTACACAAGTTGCAACAGAAAACTCAACAATACCATTCACTCTAACAACTGATACACAAACCCCATTCACGGAAACTGTGACAACAGGTATAACAACCATAACAACTACACCTATAACCACTATAAATACTACCACCACGAAAATGGAACGAGTAGACACTACAGTTACCACTATTAACAGTGTGTTAATGACTATTGGTTTGCTGAGAGGACCATCGAACCTTCAACCCGGGAACACATCCGACCCGACCACATATAGTTCATATACGCGAGCAACAGGTGCATCTCCTACTACAGTGTATGGTTCAGGTGTTTATGGCACACCGGTAGATACTGTGGGTTCAACAACATCTTCAACAGTTACGGTATTTCAGGATCCCGTTTCAGCACTATCTACAACTTTAGGACAAAAAACTATCGATTCGACAACAAGTGAGTCTACATCCACCACATTAATACGTACAGGTACAGTACCCACGATAAATTTACCGACTCAAATAGATTTTGTAGATGTAGTGACCTCTACACCATTCACCACTACTCCAGTGAGAGTTATAGGTGATATAGACTCTTTATTAAATAGTTCTGTAGATTCCACACCGGTAGTAAATTCAACCGGTTCCTCTTCATCGACAGTGGCCGGAACTGATGAAACTTCGTATTCTGGGGGGTCTAGTTTATCTGAAGCTGGTTCAAGTGTAATTTTCGGACTCTCATCTGCTTCCCTTGATCAAACTGCGCCTGGACAGATAACACTCGCCGTGTACGCCACCGCCGGGTTGCCAGGCGGCTATCCCGTGACGACATATCCGTCCTACGTATACGTACCAAAATATACTAATATAAGATTTGATAGTGAAACCTTACCTTCAAATCATGGATCATGTTGTCAAATGTCTAGAAATGGAGAGCGTATCGTTTCTACCCATAATGTAGGTTTTACTGCACCGATGTTGTATATCTATAGACATATTAAGGAAATTCCACTGCCGTTTAGGCCACATCAGGGTTATTCTTATCAGCAGTACTGGTACGCTCCTGTGGTAACGATAGGTGAAACTTATCTGAGTGAATATTTCGAGGCGCGCACGGGATCGTCACAGACAGGAAATCTTTACTTTTATCAATCAGCTAAACAAACTGTAACTAATTATGATGGATCTGTGATAGCAGGATCTAATTATTATCAAATGACCAAGCCAAATACGGGTTATCTCGTTCCGGGGCCCTATGCGGAAGTCATTGATATATGGAATTATACCGAGAATTGGGCAGCAGGTAAG